TGGGAACTGACCAAATCCCAGACGGCAGAGCGCAAGGGTATTTCCAACGTCCCAGGCGAGGAAGAAATAAAGAACCTCACGGCGCTTTGCAGAAACGTCCTACAGGTTGTTCGTACCAATTACCACGTCCCGATCAATCCCTCCAGCGGATACCGCTGCCTCGCCCTCAACAATGCAATCGGATCCCGGTCCACTTCCCAGCACATAACGGGCCAAGCCGTAGACTTTGAAGTCCCATGGGTAGACAACAAGATCGTAGCTCGTTGGATCAAGGACAACCTAATCTACGACCAATTGATTCTGGAGTACTACAAAGAAGGCCAACCCAAATCGGGCTGGGTCCACGTGAGCTACGTCGAACCTGTTGTTAAAAACCGGAAGCAAGCCCGAGTGTACGATGGCGCAACCTGGAAGCCGTTAGAGTAGCCATTTTCGAGCCTCCTCTCCCAATATCTGATCTGCCACATTAATCTTTGCGCGGAGAGACCTGACGATCTTCTCGTCAATCGTACCGGGGGATATAAGATCCACGTAGGTTACCTTGTTTGTCTGACCGATACGGTGGGCGCGGTCCTCGCTCTGCACTCGCAGTTCCAGATCATAGCTGTTGCTGTAATATATAACCGTGCTGGCTGCCGTCAGCGTCAGACCGTATCCTCCTGTTTTAGGGTGCCCCACGAGGAAACGTAATTCCGATTGCCGATCCTGGAAATTTTCCACGATCTTCGGGCGCTCAGAATCAGGGGTTTCCCCGTGGAGCGTTGAGACCGCTTGTACGCCGTAGCGGTCTCGCAGGGCCGTAGCAATCGAGCGAATGTCGCGCGTCCATGTCGCCCATATGATTGCTTTGCCCTGAACTTCCTCACACAAATTCATTAGCTCCTTGATCCGGTTTGACGGCAGGGCGTGTATCTTGCCCTCGTCGTCGGTCAAGTTTCCGCAGCATATCTGCTGAAGCCGCATGATCTGTGTGAGCACATTTTTCGTAGTGGACAATTCCCCGCTGTCCAATCGAGCCAGCGCCAGCTTTTTCATTTGCTGGTAGGCACGTTTCTGTTCCGGGGTAAGTTCAACCTCTCTCTTTGTATACACCTTGTCAGGAAGATCCAGGCAGTCTTCTTTCCTCACCCGATAAGAATGCTCAGAAAGTTTCGCGGTCAACTCATCCAGCCGCCGGAACCCTACCACCTGATTGAAGCTGTGCGCTCCCATGGTCCGCCTCTGCACGATGCTGTACCGGCTCTGAAATGCATAGTAAGAGGAGAAGCCTAAAATGCCGGGGTCCAGAAAGGCCATTTGTGAAAACAGATCGAGAGGGGAACGAGTGACCGGGGAGCCTGTCAGAATACGCCGGTATACCGCATCCCGGCCCACGGCACAAAGTGCTTTCGTTCGCTTGGCCCTTCTGTTCTTGATGGTCGTACTCTCGTCAACCACCATGAATGTCTTAAAATGGGCGACGAACAATTTTGCAACGTCCACGCCTTTCGGAGTGCTGAACGCTTCTACATTCATGAGAAGGAATTTCAGCTTGTTGCTCTTTATATACAGCCCGTTTAGCTCGTCACGATGCTTCTGACTTAGACTGGGGTTCCACAGGACGATTTCCCGCTCGATGCGTGGGGGCAAATGCGCCTCGATCTCTGGAACCCAGTTTGCGATCACGCCTTTCGGAGCGACCACCAGAACAAATTCAACGGCAGCCTTCTCGAACAAGTACCCTACCGTGTCTAGGGTGACTTTCGTTTTGCCGGTTCCCATGTCGAGAAGCAGCGCAAAGCTCTGCACATCGGCGCTCACCGCGAAGGCTTCTCGCTGGTGCGCGTAAGGGGTTGAAAAGAAAATGTATTTTTTATCTTGCATTGTCCTGTAAAATAAGATATAAACTTTATCGACGGTTAAGTCAACCGCCGAAAAATGTACAGCGACTAGCGAACAATGAAAGGAGAAAAACGTGATAGATATCCTATCTCAAATGGTGCAGGATTCAAGCACCCGTTCCGATCAAATCGACCAACTGGACGACAGCAAACTGGACAAGGTCGCCCGCCTCGCGAACGAAGCCAACGTCTTACAAAAAATCATTTTTCGTAAAGAAGAAGATCTGAAACACTCTAAAAAGTCTCTTCGCAAAGTAACCGATGAGCTTCTCCCCGAAGCTCTGGAAGATCTAAATCTTGAAAAAGTGGTGATGAAGGACGGTAGCGAAATTTCCGTCAAACCCGTCTATGGGGCAAGTATTCCGAAAGACCGGTTAGCCGAAGCCTACGAATGGCTCCGCCAGCACGGCGACGGCGACATCATCAAAAACAATGTTACCGTTACATTCGGCAGGGGGGAAGATGAAGACGTTCTAGCCTTCATGGAACTGTGCGGAGACCAGGGTTTATCTCCTCAACAAACCGAGAAGATCGAACCCATGACCCTGAAAGGATGGCTTCGGGAGAAAGTCGAAACGGGTCAAGCCATCCCAATGGATCTCTTCGGCGCATACATCTCACAACGAGCAAACATCAAGAGAGGAAAGTAATCATGGCTAGGTCACAAACAGCAGTAGTTAAAGAGAGCAAAAGAAACAGTAGAGCAAAGCCCCCCGCAACCATAAACACAGATATGTTTCTGACAGATGCCGGGATGGGTGTACATGACTTGAAGACAGAAGACTTGGCGATTCCGTTCCTGAAGGTGTTGCAGAAAATGTCTCCGGAGTTGGACGATTTAGATGTTCGCGCTGGAGATATCTTCAACAGCGTGACCAAGGAAGGGGTGTCCGGAAAGGAAGGTGTCAGGGTAATCAACTGCTCCTACCATCTCCAATATATCGAGTGGGAACCCCGTGGCACCGGATCAGGAGCACCCTACAAGATCTATTCTGCTGGTGAGGAGATGCCGGAAACTCAGCGTGGAGAAGACAATAAAGATTACATAGCGGACGGGAATGGCCGCTACATTGAGCGCACGGCACAGCATTACGTGCTGGTGATTGATGACAACGGCTTCACGCAACAAGCCCTTATTTCGATGAAATCCACACAATTTAAAAAGTCCAAGCAGTGGAATAGCGCGTTAAAAAGCCTGAAGATGAAGGATAGTAACGGGAACTTTTTCACTCCTGCGAGGTTCGCTCACATTTGGCTATTGAAAAGTACGCCAGAGGAAAACAAGAACGGATCTTGGCATGGTTGGGAAATCTCAAAGGAATCTTTGATAGAAGATATTGGACTCTATCAAGAAGCCAAGTTGTTCGCGGAATCCATTAATGCTGGAGGAGTAAAAGTCCAGCATAGCCGCGAGGAAGACACCACCGAATCTGACCGCGTTCCTTTTTAGTCTTAGGGGGCTTGCCCCCTTTTGCACACTATGGACAAGGAACTTATCAAACGCTTCGCGTTGCTTTTCCGTGGCCTCGAAACCGCCTACGGCACCTTCGACATCACGGGTAAAGAACCAAGCGGAAAACACAAAGGAAGAGCCAGACTCGTTCGTGCAAAACGTAGTCTGGCTACCTTTGAGAAGCACCTATCCGGCGAGCAGGGGGTGGGGATCATCCCCATCAACGAGAAGAATTCTTGCTTCTGGGGGGCGATTGACATTGACCAATACCCCCTTGACCACGCCGCCATTGTCAAAACCATCCACCGTCAAAAACTCCCGCTCGTAGTCTGCCGGAGCAAGTCCGGTGGTGGTCACGTTTATCTCTTTCTTAAAGAATCCGTCCCAGCCGAGACACTGCAAAACAAGCTGAAAGAATTAGCCAGTGAAATCGGTTGCGCTGCCGGGACCGAAATTTTCCCCAAGCAGATTGTATTGGTACTGGAACGTGGAGACATCGGAAACTTTTTAAACCTCCCCTATTTCAACCACGCGAATGGACTGCGCTACGCTTTCAAACTGGATGGCGCGGCTGCAACCTTAGAAGAATTTGTGGAGATGGCGGAAGCCGCCTCTATCACAGCGGAAGAGCTAAACGGCCTCCTCGAAAAGGAAACCGTCGAAGTAGACGAGCGCCTCAAGAACGGCCCCCCCTGTCTGCAAATTTTGTTGCGCCAGGGCTTCCCGGAAGGAACCCGGAACAACGGCTTGTTCAATATAGGCGTCTATCTGAGAAAGGCTTTCCCGAACGACTGGGAAACAAAAATCCTCGAATACAACCAAGCTGTACTCAAACCGCCGCTCGACCTCAAGGAAGTTAACGTCGTCGCGGCGCAGCTACAAAAAAAGGATTACCAGTACAAATGCTCAGACCAACCAATTTGCAACTTTTGCAATCGCGACCTGTGTCGTTCTCGTCGCTACGGCGTAGGAGGTGACGTTAACACTCCGCGAATTGCTAATCTCAGGAAGTATGATTCAGAACCCCCGCTATGGTTCCTCGATGTCAACGGAAGTCCAGTAGAACTGGACACCGAAGCTCTTCAGCGCCAACCAAAGTTTCAGATCTTGTGTATGGAACAGATCAACCAGATGCCCCGCACCATCACGCGACAAGCCTGGGAAGCGCAGATGAATACGCTCCTCGCAACGATGGTGGAGACAGAAGGCGCAATCATACACACCTCAGAAGACACCTCCATCCGGGGGCAATTCTATGAACTGCTCGAAGAGTTCACAACGCACATGCAAGCCGCAATGGACAGGGAAGAAATCCTGCTCCGGCGACCCTGGACCAATGACACCAACAACCGCACCTACTTTCGTCTGAAAGATTTGGAAGCGTTCCTGAAGCGACAAAAGTTTACCGACTACCGATCCAACAAAATTGCCCAAAGGCTCCGCGACATAGATGGCCTATCCGAGCAACTAAGCATTAATGGCAGACCCATCCGGTGCTGGTCCATCCCCGCGTTTGAACCCATCGAAGAAGGATTTTCCTCAAAATTCGACAACAATAGGGATGTTCCATTCTGATGTTTGAAAATAAAACCTGTAATTTCTGCGGCACCAAAGCCGCCGTTGAAATAGATAAGATCTTCCTGTGCGCGAAGCATTATTTCCAGCAGCCAGTGTCGGTAGAAATTACCCCGGAACCCAAGACGCCGGTTCTAAACCACTGGTCGGTTTTGCTTCGTGAAATACGAAACGAGGCTGGATTAACCCAGCGCGAGTTAGCGAGAAAAACCAGGATGAGCCAGCGCACGGTTTCCACTTATGAAAACACCCACGAACCCAGACACCTCTCCATTTATAAAGTCGAACGCTTGCTCGCTGTACTCGGCTACGAGCTAGACGCCGTTCTGCCGAAAAAAAATGTTTAGGTATTTTGGCCCCCCCGGCACCGGCAAAACCACAACGCTGCTCAATCACGTAGAGGAGTTGCTGTCGGACGGCACCGCGCCAAACCAGATAGGTTACTTTGCCTTTACCCGAAAAGCCGCCCACGAAGCGCGGGACCGGGCTGTCGCACGTTTCAACTTAGATCCCGACAAGGACTTTGTTTTCTTCCGCACTCTCCACTCGCTCGCCTTTCAACTTCTAGGCATCAGCAGCGCGGAAGTCCTGAAGGAAGAGCATCTAAAAGAGTTCAGCGGCATTGTCGGCGTGAACCTCACAGAAAGTGTGACGGCTATGGAAGACGAGGGCTTTCTCACCTTCCGCAGCAACCATCCAATTATGAGGGCGATTGACTTGGCACGGACCACGGAACACGGACCTGTGTGGGCGTACAACCAAATGGATCTTGACGTGACCTCCTACCATTTCAAACATATTTTTTCGGAATACGAAAAGTTCAAAAACCAAGACGGTCTGAAAGATTTCACCGACATGCTCGTCGGCCTCTCCGAAAACGAAGCCCTGATTCCAAAACTGAAGGTGGTGTTTCTGGACGAAGCACAGGACTTAACGCCCTTGCAGTGGAGAGTCGCCTACCTCATCGACCAAAAGTGCGAGAGAATGTATGTGGCGGGTGACGATGACCAGGGAATCTTCGGCTGGGCTGGCGCGGACATCCACCGCTTCATCAGTCTTGAGGGTTCCTCCGAGGTTCTCACTCAATCCTACCGCATCCCCATCTCCGTCTGGAACATAGCTGACCGCGTTTCTGGCCGCATACGCCGACGACAGAAAAAAGAATGGTCGCCCCGAGACGCTCAGGGAAGTGTTCGTTTCGTTCACGACCACTACAGAATAGACTTTGAGAATCAATGGCTTATACTGGCCCAGGCAAATTACATGCTGAACGAAATAGGGGCGTACCTAAAAACGCAGGGTTATTTCTTTGAACGCTTCAACAGCCCTTCCCTATCCAAAAAGGTTCGCAACGCAATCGCTTCCTGGACGCACCTCACCACCGGCCACAACCGGGAGATCAGTTTGAGCGAGGCACAAAACCTTTACGCCCACATCTCCAGTGAGGACGGGCGCTTACAGCGCGGTGCCAAGACGCTGCTCAAAGCAGCCAATGAACAAGACGTATTTACGTTGGGTCTTTTGCACGAGCATTTTGGATTGGAGGCCACCGGAACGTGGAACCAAGTGCTCGACAGGATTACATCAGAGGACCGCGCCTATGCCTCGACGCTGATGAAACGAGGCGTGGATCTCAACGCCAAACCAAAAATAAAACTGTCCACGATCCACGGCGCAAAGGGCGGAGAGGCCGACAATGTTTACCTCATGCTAGACCTATCCGGCAAAGCTCTGGAAGAGATGGAAAAGAATCCTGACGATGGCTACCGCGTCCTGTACACAGGCATCACTCGTACCAAAGAAAACCTAGTCTTGAAAATGCCGGAGGATTGGCAAAGAGGGTGGCAGCTATGACCGACCTTATTTCCCCCCCTCATTACCAACGGGGCAAGTTAGAAACCATCGACACGATCATGAATGTTGTCCGCGACCTTCCCGGAGATGAAGCCGTACTGGTAGGAAACGCGCTTAAATATTTAATTCGCTACCGTTACAAAGAGGGCAACACCCCCATCGTTGATGTTCAAAAGGCGGAGTGGTACATCAGACGACTAGTTAAACTTCTGCAAACAAAACCTTCCCCGCAACCGCCAACGCAGAAAAAAGAATATCACATGTATTCGGTAGACCTTTAGATGAAACAAAATCTCAAAAGACCAAAGTATGGCGTGAAAAGAGAATGGGTTCCGGTTGAGTCATTACCTGTCACGCCAGACGGCATCAAAGAAATCGCCGTTGACCTGGAGACCAAAGATCCCCGGCTCCGTTCCCACGGGCCTGGGTGGCCCACCGGGAACGGAGAAGTGGCGGGCATTGCAATAGCCTATGAAGGATTCAATTCTTATTTTCCATTCGGTCACGAAGGCGGCGGAAACCTCGACAAGAGCCTCATCAAGAAGTGGTTCACACGAGAGATAGCCAAGCATCCAGCAGACAAGATATTCCATAACGCCGCCTACGACGTTGGTTGGCTCCGCAGGATGGGGATTAAGGTGGAAGGCCGCTTGATCGACACGATGCTCGCCGCACCTTTGATCGATGAGAACCGTCGATATTACTCTCTCAACTCCGTCTGCTACGACTATCTGGGTGAAATGAAAAGCGAGGCGACACTCAGAGAAGCAGCAGAAGAGTTTGGTGTTGATCCAAAGGCCGAGATGTACAAGCTCCCCGCCGCCTACGTCGGAGAGTATGCGGAAGCCGATGCGAGGCTCACGCTGGACCTATGGCAACATTTCAAAGCCCTCCTTTCCCAGGAAGACCTGTGGCAGATTTTTAATCTGGAAACTGAAGTTCTCCCCCTGTGTATCGACATGACCTGGAACGGCGTTCGCATTGACCTGGAGCAAGCAGAGCGGCTCAAGCAAAAACTCCTGCGTGAAACGAAAAGCACCCTCTCCAAAATTAAAAAACAAACCGGACTCGATTGTGAGTTATGGGCGGCGGCTTCAATTTCAAAAGTGTTCGACTACCACAAGATCCCCTACGGACGCACCAAGACAGGACTGCCCTCATTCACAAAGAATTTTCTTCAGAACCACCCCCACCCTGTAGCGCAGCAGATTGCAGAGGCGCGGGAAACCGACAAGATTGGCAACACCTTTCTAAGCTCCATATTTCGTTACGCCAAGAACGGTCGCATCCACGGGCACATCAACCAGCTA